TCGAAGCAGCGCACGAGTATATCGCCAAGCTGCCATCGCCCGAGGACATGGTGACGAAGGAATACCTGACCCGCGTTGCGAGCGCCGTGGACTACGCTACGGAGAACTCTATTGCGGACGAGTATGTGACGCCTCTGCGGAACGTGACGTGTGCGATGACCGAGAACCGAGAACCTTTTGACGCAGGAGGTGGGCCAATGACCGCGAACGACAAAGCGAGCTGTCTGGGGGTTGTGTGGGGTGCTCTTGAGTTGCATCGTGAGCTCACCATCCCCGAGGGCGTGGATCCAGACTACGACGAGGATTGGGCCGACATCTGCACGGCTATGGCGTGGATCTCCGAGGAGCTCGGCGTGACGCATGAGGAGGTAACAGAATGACTACTTACACACCTGACAACTGGGTTGTCGTCAAGGTGAAAGGTGATGACCCTCACTACCGTGTTCTTGCAGGGTGGAGCGGTGGTTACTTGGATGGTGATAGCTGGAGAATGAACAGCGGTATCACTGAGGTCAACGAGAGTGACGACTACTTCTACTTCAAGGGTTCAAGTGGTTCTGATTACCGTTGCGGTAAAGGCTCTTATCTGCTGAGAATGAACAACGCAGGAGCATGGGCTAGACTAAAGAAACTTCATGGTGACAAAGTAGAAATGATGCCAGAAGATACTGACTGGCTTCACCTAGATTGGAAAATAGATAAGGAGAGCAAGATGAGTGACGATCTAGTAAAAAAATTGCGCTCACAGATTGGCGACGATGTGCAGGAAGTATATTTAGCAGAAGCTTTGTTCAGCTTGTCCGCTGACCGCATCGAAGAACTTGAGGCGAAGCTTGCGATACTCGAAGAGCGCATTCAGCGCTATGTGGCACAGATTCAGGAGATGGAAGGATGACCGAGGACCACGGACCGATCCCTTTGTATATAGAGCATGAGCTCCGCGAGCTTGGTTTGATTGCGTCGGACAACATATCGTATGACGACGTGCCTGACCTGCGTGCGAAGAGGAACAGGGACTACGCATATTCTTTGCCTTCGTTGGCGGAGAACGGCGAGCCAGAATTTTAATCAAGGAGAGAGAATATGACACAGGACAACAGGTCATGGAAGGGCATGATCCGCGCTGTGAACTACACGAGGGTCAACGCGGACGGCAACGCTGAGACGAGCCACTATCTGGACCAGTTTGACGGCGAGCGTTGGAACCAAATTCCTGCGTATCAAGACAGTGGTGTCGGAAAGCTGACGCGGCTCGAGGACCACGGACCACGGGGCAAGGACGGCGGCGTACTGCTGGATGAGATTACGGCCGTGAGCATTGCGAGCCTTGCGGATCACATAGAGAACGTGATGGATGATGTGTGGGACATGGACGTGACGATCCGTGATTTGGCACGTGCGATTGCGGAGGACTTTTATACGGAGCGCAAGGGGTGGAACAGATGACACAAGACAACAAAGACCTGCTTGAGAACCGTATCCCACTCGGCTTGCTTGAGCCTGACATCTTCGAGAAGACATATGAGGCTGTGGGGGAGCAAGAAGAGTATGACTTCAAGGATGAGTATGAAGAGATAGCAGCGGATAACGTGATGCTTGAGGAGAGGGTCGAGGAGCTAGAGGCGAAGCTGGCTAAGGCGGTTGATACCTTGGAATGGTATGCAGAGCAGGCGCGTCTGTGCCGCCTGATACACAGTGGAGGCGATAGCGGGCGACACGCGTTGCAAGAAGATGGCGGGAACAAAGCCCGCACCACCCTCGCAGAACTGAAAGGAGAGCAAGATGAGTGACTATATTATAGTGGAAGAAGTAATTGAGGACGAGGACGGCAGCGCCAAGATCAAGGTAAACCTGCCAGAGGACACGGTTCAGCTGCTGCTGAACGAGGCACTTGCTTTGGTGCTGCGGTGCGCGGCCTACGGCGTGGACCTGCAGGAAGTATATGACTGGATCGAGGACCGAGAACCATGAACCAAGACAAACTGAACCAAGCCTTTGAGTATACGAAGGATCTGCGCAACGCACTACGAGCCGAGCTGCAGGGTTACGAGCGCGGCGGCCCGACGCCCAGCGTGTATGACATCCAACGAGCTTTGGATTTGATTGTGAAAGAAGGAGAGACCCAATGACCCTACCTCAAGACGAGATCAAGGATTGCATCGCGGCGTGGTCCGCTGAACGCAGCAACATCGCCCTCAAATACCAGGGCGTGCGACCATCCTGGGTGAGCACGGACCTGGCTATCTTGGAGGAGCGGATCGCCCGCTACAAAGCAATGCTGGAGGAGGACCAATGACCGAGGAGCGAGAACTGAAGGACACCCTTGACGCTGTATACGACGTCGTTACAGCGTTTCAGAAGAGCCTACCTGATGACTTCGACGAGGAGATGCTGTGCGCCTTTATCCTGACGGTTGTGAGCATGGCTCACGGGCTGCAGAACACAGCAGCATACCTCCGCTACCTGTCTGAGGTGGCCAACACACCTGAGTCATTTACCGTCCACCACATGGACCACAGCATACATTAAGGAGAGCACGATGCACGGACAACAAACCAAAGAGCGGACGTTTCAGATCTGGGAGATGAAGCGGCAGGGAATGAAACCGAAGGAGATCGCCGCGGCACTGGATGTGTCTTACAGCATGGTCAACAGTGCCTTGTACCGTGGTCGACAGCATGGAAGACTTGCGTCCAAGGGGCGAGGGGACATCCGCTACCAGCTGGCGCAACAGAACGTGAAGTACGGATCGATCAGCGACATCCTTGCAGCGTTGACCCGAGAGCAGGTAGACTGGCTCAGCGATCAGACCTTGGGAACAGGGTGCGCGACACTTGCGGAGTATATCGTAGAAGTCCTTCGGGACGCCCACACAGAAGAAACACAAACGGAGACAACCAATGCTTAATATGATTGAGAAAAAGAACATCATCGTAGACCAGGTCACAACAGTGGGCAGCGCCTTTGCTGCAACGGAAGAAGGCGAGGCGGTGTTCATCAACGCGCGTATCGTCAGCGCCGTGAAGATCAAGCACGGTGACGTGCTGGAAGCCCACCTGATGCCGAACTACGAGGACAAGCGTGACCACGTCCCGTGGCGTGCTATGCGGGCCGTGGTCCGAGGTTCGATCTTCGATGATCTTGACGACGAGGAGGAAACGCCAGATGTGGTGATCAACTACAAACCTCACGAGCACATCAAGGATCTGCTCGAGGAGCACGGACCGATGCGCACGGCGACGATGGCACGGATGATGAGCATGGATGCGGGCGCTGTAGGCGCGCTGTGCAAGGGCCTGTTCGCCTCTGGCGACATCGTCAAGGCTGACGTGTTCAGCTCACCTGATCAGAGCCGTTCTTCGCACCGGGTGTGGGCGATTCACACTCGGGACTTTGATGAGGATCCGACAGAGGAATAAGCCAGTAGTGTTCGAAGGAGGTGTAGCAATGCCTCCTTCCGAACACATGGGTCCAGATTTTCCAGAACCTGTTCTCACTTTGTAAGCGCCACGCACGGGAGCACAGGCTCTCGTGTGTATCACGGAATGATACACCGTGCAGCAGGCTGCTGAGGGCATTTAGTTTCTGCATATCCGTTCGTTCGTCTCGTTGTGGACAATGATATCGACCATGAGGTTACGATCATTCTGCAACAACCATGAGACAGTCTTGTCGGAATCGAAGTATAGAGGCGAGGCTATGTCGCAGTATGTGTCACCCGTTATCGTTGCGCACCCACTTAGAAGAGCGCCGCAGCAGGACATCGTCATCAAGAGCTTGTACGTCATCCTGTACATCCTTTGCTTTGAGTATCTTTTCTAGGCGGTCATCCTTGATCTCATATTCGAGCTCATCCCTGCCATCGGCACGCCCTCGGTAGTAGACAGTCACGACTGCCACCAAGGCCGCACCAATCAGCGCCGCATACATCTTCAGTTTGCCGAGCAAGAACATTAACGGTCTCCGAGGTTCCATTTCTTGAGACGCTCGAGGTCAACTACCCCCAACGCGACCAGAGCCACCAAGGCGAACACGCCCATGATCAGGAGCTTCTGCCACTCCAGCCCACCGACAGTGGCAATCGTCGCAGGTGACGCGAGCGTCGCCAGCTTTGCAACAGACGAAGCTTGGATTGTCTTGGTCTGCGCAATCTTCTTGCGCTCGGGTTTCTTCTCGGTCTCTGCGCTGTTCAACCATTTGTCCACCTGGAAGCCTGGGCACATTTTGGGGGACACCTCATTGTGCCCTCGGACTTTTGTGATCGACGGATACTCCATGCGGAGCTGCGCGATGAGCTTGCGCAACGCACGATCCTGCTCGGGTGTGAAGTTGTCCTCGAACTTGTCGTACTGGTCCGAGCCATGGCCACCGAACAGGGAGATACCGACGCTGTTGGCATTGTGTCCCTTGACATGGGCACCGGCCTTCTCAATGGGGCGACCCTCAACCACTGTTCCATCCAAATCGATGAGGTAGTGGTAGCCTACGTCACTCCACCCTCGACCTTGTGTATGCCAGCGTCGTACCTCGTCAACCTTTTCAGTGGGTCGACGGTCCGCCCACCACTCTTTTCGGGTCGCGGTGCAATGAATGTAGATCGTGTTCAGTTTTCTCATGTGTTCACCTCAATGAAAAAGGACGGCCACAAGGGCCGTCCGAGTTTGGGAGGAAGTATGACAGGGGTAAGGTATCATACTTCCTCTGCATCCTCCAGCGCTTTCCGAATCAGGACGGAAAGCTGGCGGGCCATCGAGCGTTGCTCGCGGTCGGCGAGCTGGCGGAGCATCTCGTGATCTTCAAGTAGTAGACCCACGTTGCGAAACTTCAGGTCGGCTGCGGTGTTCTTCTTGGGCATAGCATCCTCGTCATTTGTTGTCTGTTTCTACCCCACTTGCATCGTCAGTGCAAGCCCTTCGTTTCCGACTCTTGTCGGTGCCGACCAGCTGCGGAGGCTCGTAGGATTTGTTTCGGATGTCGACGACATTATGCTTCTTCATGCTCTTGAGCATGGCATAGGCTACGTTCTCCTCGAACCCCAGGCGGACCATCTCTGCGGTGGCCGTCTTCATGGTTCGAAGACCCTTCTTGTAGTCGACGAATACTTCTATGATGTCGTCATGGTCTTCTAGCTTGTCAGTCATATCAGATCCTTTGGAAAATTCAGTCTAGCGTATGGGTTAATGCTGGCCACAAAATCGTCTCGTGCTTTAGCAGCCTCAATCTCTGAGTCGAACAAACCAAGGTGCTTGGCTTTACCGTTCACGCTGGCCTGCGCCTTCCAGCGGTCAGAGCCTGTCTGCTTGCACACACCTATAAACTTTGAGCTGGTTTTCTTAGACCACCCGTAGCTGTTTGCCCGGTTCTCTCTATGGGTCACGTTCCGAAGATTTGACCAACGGTTATCCGATCGATCACCGTTAATATGATCGATCTCTTCGGGCCACTCACCTGTCATCATGGCATATATAATTCGATGCGCACGAAGCCTCTGGTTGCACACCGAAAGCAGCATATACCCTTTATCATTCTGGCACCCCGCCTCAGTGTGTGCGTGTCTGGTGTTGAAAGACGCTGGTCTTGGTGAGGTGCTTTCGTCTCGAGGTCTCCAGTATAGCTTCCCTGTTTGGGGGCTGTACTGGAGCAGTTTTTTAAACAGCCCTATTTCGATGGTTTTACATTTAGCCATTTCATTGCCTCTTCGCCTAGAACTTTCGCACTCAGATCAATCTTGTTCTTCAAAGACTGCACGATGTGCTGGTCTATTGTACCATCACTTATCAGGTCTATGTAAAGCACTTTTTGATCCTGGCCGATGCGATAGTTCCTGTCTTGTGCCTGTATTCTTTGCTCCAGTGAAAAGGAGTTGCTGTAAAACACAGTTGTTTTTGCCTGTGTTAGCGTCAAGCCGTACCCTGCTGTTGAAGGGTTACCTACAAAAAAGCGGAGAGGGTGGTCTGGGTTCTGGAAGTCCTTCATAATCTGGCTGCGTTCTTCGACAGTGGTGTCTCCGTAGTATGCGGCCGCCGAATGCTCCCCGAACTCTTTCTGCAGCCTTTCCACCAGCTGCTGGATGTCATAGCGGAACCGTGCAAAGTAGATAACCTTCCCGCTGGTTTCTTGAGCGATGTCGAGGGCGGCATCTAGGCGGGGGCAGGGAAAGGTTTTAAGTTCCCCGTCATCGGTTTGGATGTGCCCACACAGCACCTGTTGCATCCGCAAGAGCTGGGTGATTACCGCAGGCGCTGTCACCAGTTCACCTGTTTCCAACATGGTTAAGGCCATGGTTCTGAGCTGCTCATACATCCTGAACTGCTCCGGTGACAAAGGTACGAGGCGCGTGGTGAAAGTGCGGTCAGGCAGGTCAAGACAATCCTCTTTGCGAACGCGGTAAGCGTGCCTGTCGATACGATCGGTCAGCTCTTCAATGTTTCGGTAGCCTACGATCTGATCGAAGCTATGTGCACCCATGCTGCGCCGTTGTGTGACGGCATACCTGTTTTGAAATGCGTAGTAAGATTCAAATCCCAGTGACCCTGAACCGATGAACTCGAACTGAGAGTAGACATCCATTGGGCTGTTCGACACAGGTGATCCTGTGAGGATTCGTCGATACTGGAAACCAGATGCGATCTTGGTCAGTGCTTTGGTTCGTTTAGCCTTAGGGTTTTTGATGGTTGTGCTTTCATCGATTGCGATCAACCCGTTCACGCCAAATCGTTTAGCCATCCACTCCCCTGCGTTCCGCCCTTTCAGAGAAGAGAAGGCCTCTACGTTCATTACGAATACAGTAAGTCCGTCAAAGTCGTCCTTAACAGAAGCCATCTCTTCCTTGGCTTTTTTGGTGGAGCTAGAGGACCAGCGAATCACCCGGTGCTTTACTGCATCCGACATGTGCTCTGGCAATTCTTTTTCCGGCCAGTTGCGAAACACACCCTTGGGTGCGATGATCAGAGCGAAGTTGATCTCCTCGTTTAAGTACAGCATGCCTATGGTGTCGATAAGCATCTTACTTTTCCCGGTGCCCATGTCAGCTAGAAAAGCGTAACCTTCGCGATCCCAACTTTTCGAAACAGCCTCCAGCTGATGTGCATACGGTGGCAGCTTAAAGGGAAAACCCTCAAGCTGCTGTTGGTATGGTTTTGTTTTAAAGAACTCCATTGACAACCCTCTTCCCTGTCTCTATGTTCTGGTTATGGGTAGCAAACAAGTTGCCCACAATCAACCCTGAAGAGGAAAAAACTTATGACTGATATATTTGACGACATCTTCGACGAAGCTGGTGCCCTCGGCGATGTAGATGTAGGCACCAGCAAGACTCTCAGTGACCTTGTAAAGACGCTTCGCTCAGTCGAAGACCAGATCAAGGATACTGAGCTGCACCTCAAGTCACTCAAGGCTGATAAGCAAAACCTTTCTATCGACAAGATACCTGCGCTCATGGATGAGATGGGCGTGGAGCGTATTGACGTAGACGGGGTGACTGTCACTCGTAAGATGATGGTGCATGCTTCTATCCCAGCAGACCGCAAGGACGAAGCTCTGGGGTGGCTAAGGACCGAGGGCCTCGATGACATCATCAAGAACGATGTCACCTGCTCCTTCGGCAAAGGAGAAGACAATGTCGCGGGCGATGTGCTCGGGATGTTGCAGGACCGCGGCTACAATGCCTCGGCCAAAACCTACGTTCACCCCATGACCCTGAAAGCGTTTGTTAAAGAGCGCATGGAGAGTGGTAAACCAATCGACCTCGATATGTTCGGGGCATTCGTTGCAAACGCAGCAGAAATCCGGAGGAAGTAACATGAAACTATCTACTGACACAGACGATCTGTTAGACCTGCTCTACACTTTGGGAGCGCGGATAGGCAACTTGACCGCAAAGCAGATTATCATGCTTGATGAGACTACATCGTTCAGCAAAAAGTTCTTGCTGGACGCTGCGGATAAGGAGCCGGGGCACGTACGCACTCAGGACAGCATCGCCGGTATTGAGGCGGAAGCTGGAAGGCCCTTACACCAAATTAGTACGAATGCGTGGCACGGGCTTAATGGCTTTACAGAAGATTACGACCAAAAGGAAGCGGACAGAGTGTTCTGTGCCCGACAAAACTATGAAGCTGGTTTAATGGAGGAGGAAATCCAATGATTACGGAACACTACACGAATGTGGAGTGGATGCAATACGAGGATTTCATCAAGGCTCAGGACTCAAGCAAAGACGAAGAGCTTGATGAAAATGCGCTCGACGCCACTGAATTATTTATGATCTGGAATGCTCAGATTGAACAGGAGAATATGAAATGACCGCAGTAACAAAAGCACAAGAGACTTCTATCTCTACCGACGTGATGGACGACATCTTTGACAGCGCTGGCGAGGGTGCATCCTTTGACAGCAGCGAAATGCAGATCCCAT